GCCATCAAACATACGCAACGTGGGCGGCGTCGAAGATGTATCCATCCACCACTGGTAGGGGAGGGGAGAACCGCCCGGCCCGTTCGCCGGCGCGCTCGCTCCGCTGGAGTTGCCGAGCAGGCTGCGCAGCGCCGGGTTGAGGTAGTTGTTGTTGAGATCGAACATCGAATACGGGCCGGTCGTCGGCTGCATGATGGGCGCCTGCTCGGCATAGGCAGAGGCGATGACGCCGGCGCAAAGCATCGCGGGCGCGCGCAATACAGTGCGCGCCGTGAGACGGAATGTCATAGAGATGATCCCTTGCTTTTCAGGATTTGGCTAGGCCGTCGGCGATGAGCCGGCGAGAATGCGCGTCTTATCGGCGGCCGAGATCAGCCCGGCCGAGACGCAAGCGTCGAGCCCCTGCGCCACGCGGGGATCTGTGAGATGGATTTGCGGCGCCAGAGCCGCCATCAAGCGAAAGCGCGCCACGGCAGGGTCGGCCGAAACCGCGATGGCGGATTGCTGGGCCGCCGAGAAGAGGCCGAGGAACGCAAGCTGAGCGAGCGGGACGTCGAGCGTCGCGGCAGGAGCCGGCGTCGGCGTATGGCCGGCCGCGACCCATGCCTGATAGGCCGCCCATTGCTCGACATGCTCAGGTCCGATGATTTCGCCGGTGGCGTCGACGATGACGGCGGAAGAGCCGAGGCGGCCCGTATAGGTCATGGCTTCCTCCCATAGACGCGGACGACGCCGCTCGCGAGATTTCCGGCGCTGGCGAAGATCTGAAAGCCGGTGATCGCGCCATTGCCGCCCGCCCACCATCCGCCGCCGGAGACGAGATCGAGATAGGCGGTCGGCGATGGATGTGCGATCTCCCAACGGATGGCCTTCGCGCCGCTGGTCTGCGCCGGATTTGGAATCCGCACCGAGCCCGTCACGCCCGGCGCGGCGGCGGCCGTGTAGTTGCCCGGCCGCGTGAGCGCCAGCGCATTGACCGCATTCGCGCCATAAGAGGTGGAGGCGCCAGTGTCGACCGAATGCTCGGCGAAAACATAGCCCGTCGCCTGAAACCCGCCGCCGCTCTGCAGCTGGAGATAGATATCGACCGCGTCGGTCGAGGGAATGAGATTTTCGATGGCGAGCTCGTAATCCGCGAAGCCGCCGAGCAGGCTCGTCGTATCGGCCAGTGCAGCGCTGTTGCTCGCCGTGAGGGTGGCGAGCAGGCAGAGCGCGCCGGACGGCAGATCGGCGCAGGCGAGCGCGCGGCCGGCGGGTTTTCCCGCGCCGCCGGAGACAGGGCCGGCGACGACGTAATTCTGGCCGATCGCGACGAGATCGAGCGTCAGCGCGCCGCCGGAGCCGGAGAGCGTGAAGAGATTGGCCGCGCTGGTCGAGAGGGTGAGAGAGGCGACACAGGCCGCCGTTTGCAGCACGCCCGCCGCGAGGCCGGTGACGCATTGGCCGGCGATAGGCGATTTTTCCTGGACGCGCACGTCCCATGTCGCGGCGCGCGCCGGCGCGAGCATGAGCGCGCCGAGAAACGCCGCGACGAGGAGGCCTCGAAAGAGCTGGATCATCAGATCACCGATGCGTGATGGCGTAGGCTTGCAGAGCGGCGAGCGCGGCTGCGTCGAATGAGCCGAGCGCGGCGGCCAGAGCTATTTGGGCATTCGACCAGACGAGGCCGCCGATCGGCCAAAAGGCGTCCTCGAAGGCGATGATGTTCAAATCGCCTTCATCGGCGCCGTGCCAATTTTCGACGATCTTCAGCCAATTGGCCGTATCGGGATAGGCCGCGCCGCCGACCGAGCCGCCATTGGCGCGCAAGGCGCGCAACGCCTGGCCGCGCGTGATGGGCAGATTGGCGATGGGGAGCAGTCCATTGCCGTCGAGCGACAGCGCGCCGACGGTGACGAGGATCTGCCAATCGGCGGAGACGCCCGGCTCGCCGGCGGTCTGGACCTTGGCGAACCAGATCGCATTGTTGTGCGCGCAGACGGTCCCGCGCACATAGGCGCCGGCGGTCCAGAGGCCATCGGGCGTCGGATGGAGGCCCCATGCGTCTTGCGCGGCGGGGTCGGAGATATCGATGGCGATGAGCGTCGGCATAAGCGAGCCTCACTTGCCGATCGCGCGCCAATAATAGCCGCTCGCCGCGACCCAGCCGATGGCGCCGCCGCTCTGCTGATAGAGCCGGGCGCCGCTCGTCGTCTTGCTGACGAGCTGCGGCCAGACATCCATGATCGGATGCTCGCTGGTATTAGCCGCGACCGGAGACACGTTGAAGCAGGCGTTTGGGAATGGAATCGGAAAGGTGATGTCGAAGCCGCCCTGATCGCTCGGCGCGGCGACATAGCCCCACTGCTCGATGAAGCCGTTCGGATGGATGATGTAGCCATTATCGGTCAAAGACTGCTGCGTCTTCACCGCGAGCGGCGATGCGGAAGAGCCATCGCCCTGGATCGTCGCATTGTCGACGACGACGCCCGCCGCCAGCGCGAGGCGGAATTGCGTTCCGTCATAGACGGCGGCGTTGAGGCGCCCGGCGCGAATGTCGCGCGGCTGGAGGCTGGCGGCGTCGGCGCGCCGCACATATTTGACCAGCGTGCCGCCGCCGGAGAGATTGACCGTCATCGTCACATCGGCCGCCGTGCTGTCCGCCGCGGCGATGAAAAACAGCGTGAAGCCATTGCCGAGGCCGACGGCGACAGGCAAGGGCGTCACGATCAGCGCATTGGGGTCGCCGGCCGCGACGGCGTAATGCACGAGCGAGGCGTCCGAGGGCGCGCCGCTCGGCGCCGGCATGAGCGCCAATATGGCCTCGAGCAGCTGATTGAGATCGCCGTCGCTCGGGGTAAGTCTGGCATATGCGATGACGGCGAGAATTTCCGCCTGCAGATTGTTGAAGAATTTCGCCGGCGGGACGGAGCCGTCGACGCCGCTCGCCTCGTTCAGATCGACATAGGGCGCCGTTGGAGTCGAGGGCTGATCATAGGGCTGGATATATTTCATGAGGCCTCGCGTCAGGCGAAGGGCGGCGGCGGCGCGCCGGTGTAGCGGTAATGGAATTTGATCTGCGTGTTCGCCGGCTTCCATTTCGACAGCAGGCATTCGAGATCGCGCTTGCGGCCGAAGCCGCCGAGCGGATCGCGGCCGACGCGGCCGGCGCCGGCGCGGAACCATGTGATGGTCGGGCTGGTCACATAGACGCGCCAGATCACCTCATTGTTCGGGCCGCCGAGCATCGTCTTGCCGCAGCGGCCCTGGCCGCAGCGGAAGGGGCGGCTCTCGGCGATCTCGATCGCATAGCCGAGCGTGGCCGCGAGGCAGGTGAAGTAAGCGATCGACTGTCCGCCTTTGGCGGCGACGCGCATGCGCAGGAGCAGCTTGCGCCGCTCGACCGTCTGCGTGACGCCGGCGAGGCAGGGGTCCGGCAGGCCAAACTCGCGCTCCCAATCGGCGAGCGCGTCATTGGCGGCGTCCTCGGGGCCTTCGAGCGTGCAGGCGGTGGAGGCGAGAGCGAGCTTCCACGCCTTGGCGTAGAGGTCCGCCAGCGGGTCGCAGACGGCGCGCCAGAAGCGATGCTGATAGCTGTCGTGATCGGCGTCGGCGACCTCATCCGTGCGCCAGGCGGCGCCGCGCGGCGTCTGCGCGAGCATGGCCGGCAGAAGCGTATCTCCGCTCGGCGCCGAGAGCGCATCGGCGAAGCTCGTCGGCGCGCCGGGCGGCGGATCACAGGCCATAGGAGATCACGCCCAATATCGGCAATTGGCCGCCGAGGAAGGAGACGTCGTCGGCGGGCGAGACCAGCCGATGACGCTGATAGCCTTCGGCGCGGGCGATGGCTTCGTCGATCCAGGCGACCGGCAGAGTGAATCCGTTTTCGGCCGTCGCGACCGGCATGCGCTCGGCGAACATGGCGGCGAGATTGGCGGCGATCGCGGCGCGCAGGGCAGATGTGTCCGGCTGCAGTCCCCCGATGCGGATCGGCACGGCGACAGGCATCGCGGCGACGACATAGACGCGCGCCGTTACCGGGCGGAGCACGTCGATATAGGTCGCGACGGCGAGAAGATCGGCCGCCGTCGGCACGCCATTTACGCGCGTGTCGTCGAAGAGCGGGAAGATGGAGAGCGGCGTCGAGACTTGGTTGGCGTCGGTCACTTTGAAGGGCGAGACGAAGACGCGCGTGACGCCGGGGACCTCGAGCGCCCAACGCTCGTAATCGCTCTTGGCGCCCCCATGCGCCGGATTGCGCTTGCGCTGGAGGACGCGGGCGCGCAGCTCCTCGTCTCTCTCGACATCGGTGCCGCCGCCGAGGCCCTGCGCGCCGACGATCGCCTGCGTCGGGAGATTGGGATAATCGGCGTCGGGCGCGATATCGAGGGGGACGCCGGGCAGCGTGTTGGTCACCGCGCCGGTCGCCTCGCCGCGCACTTCCACCGTGCAGAGGCCGGTTCCGCTCGGGACCGCCGCCGCGAGAGTGGAAAAGACATAGCCGTCCGAGCGCGTGAATTTGTAATTGGCCGGGATGGTGACGAAGGGCGCCGATGTCTGCGTGAAGGAGACGAAGCCCTGGGCCGCCGCCGGCTGCTTGCGCGTCAGCCCATATTCGAAGGCGTGGCGCAATTCGAGATGATCGCCGTCCGCCGTCGAGGCGAAGAGCTGGGCGTAGAGATAGAGGATGCGCTCATAAGCGGAGCCGATAGCGAGCGTGAAGCTGCGGCCGGCGATGGAGAGATTGTTGGGCTCGATCCAGGCGTCCGTCCCGGGCAGGAAGGCGCGCATGGAATTGCGCAGCCTGGTCCAGACGTCAGCGAGCGAGGGGGTCGAGAATGCCATTCGACAAATCCCACAAGAGCCAGAAATTCATCGAAGCGGCGAGGCCGCCCCCCTCCCGATAGAGCGAGACGCCGAGCTCCAATCGCCCAGCCTCGAGGCGCAGGACCGTTTCGACGTCGATCGACGCCGCGACCTTCTGATCCACGAGCGTCTGCAGGGCCTCGCGCGCATAGACCTCGGCGAGCGCCGCCGTCGCCGGCGTGAGCGCGCTGCGGCGCAGGAGCCAGAGCCGCGAGCCGAGCGGCGCGAGAGACGAGTCGATGGCGTCGCCGGCCCAGCCGCGCGGGTCGCCGGAGCCGTCCGGTATGACGTCCTCCGCCTCGGCGCGGCGATCGGACATGAGGCAGAGCAGAATGGCCGTATGCAGCGGCGCACGGGCGCGCAGGCCGCCATTGTTGGAGGGCTCGGCTGTCGAGACCGGGACGGCGAAGACGTCCTCCAGCGCGAAGACATCCGCGACCGCAAAAATATCGAGCGGGCGCCGCGCGGAGTCGATCCCCGCCGCCGCCCAATCGCCGGTGAAGCCGTCCCATGTCGTATCCCAGAGCAGGTTCGGCGCGCGGAGCGTGTCGTCGGCGATGACGAGGCGGATGCTCATAGGACCGCAAAGACCTTGTTCGAATAGCCGGCCTCGGTGGCGACGCGAAAGGCGTTCTTGCCGTCCTTCGTGCCGAGATAGACCTTGCCCTCCGAATGCACGAAAGCGTCGCCCTTGGCGGTGACGGTGATCTTGCCCTTGGCCGTCGTCACGGTGACGTCGCCCTGCGCGGCCTGCACGCTGACGCCGTTCTTGCGACCGAAATAGATGAGATTGCCTTCGGCGTCATAGAGCTTGGCCTCGCCGTCCGAGAGCCCCTTTGGCCGATGGTCGTCATGCTCGCCGCCGAGGAAGACGCTGCGCGAGCGCTCGCCGCCGAGCGAGACGACGAGGCCGGTCGAACCTTTGGGCGGACGCGACGAAAATCCGAAACTCTGCGGCCGGTAGACCTCGCTATGGCGCTCGCCGGCGAGCCCCCAATGCGAGACCAGCTGCTGCGCGCCGCTGTCGTCGACATCGGTCAGCTCGGCGAGCGCCGCCTTGGGGAGATAGCCGCGGCGATAGCCATATGGGTCGCGCATCAGCCGGTCTCCCAAGCGCTGTTCGATTTGCCCTTCGCGTCCTTGCCGCCGAGCGCGCGCGGGTCGACGAGAGAGAGCGTCGCGATCGTCCCGTCATTGTTCTGCAGAAAGCGAACCTGCTTGATCGCCATGGTCTGCGCGATCTTCAGCTTCTTGCTCTCGACATAGACGAGCTTTTCCGGATCCCAGAGCGCGCCTTTTTCGTCACGCCAGCCGGCGACCTCGATCGTCGCCGTCGTCGACCAGCCGGCGGCGCGATCGACCTGCCAATCGCCACGCTTTTGCAACCGGCTCTTATCGGTGTCGCCCTCGGCGAGAATGAGCAAAGGGCGATGACGCTCGACGGTCTTGTCGCGCGAGACATATTCGAGCCGATGAGAATCGGCGCCCGAGCCCTTGTTCTTCTGGCCGCGGACATGAACCTTGTCATGCTTGCCGCGCTCGGAGAGCTTGGCGGAGGCGCGCTTTATGTTGCGGCCTTCGACCAGCGCGCCGGCGTGCAGCTGGAATTTCTCCGCCTTGGTGAGCTTGATGTGGCCATCGGCGAGGCCGACCAGCAGAGCGCCCTCCTGACGGGCGAGAACCTCCAGCTCCTCGAAGACGGTGGAGCCGGGGGCGAGCCGCCAGATGGGGATTTTCGGCAGCTGGCCG